GATCGCAAATGCATCAAGATCTCAATATTTATTACAAAGGCGTAGCATACTTATATTGTATATATCTTAAATTTACCTTCTTTATTTACTGTAATTTCTTGAGCTACAAATCTGATAAATTCTTTTGTTTCTTCAAAAGTCCAATCATTAGGATTTGTTTCTAATTGAGATTTTAGGGATTCTTTAATTAAAGTTTTTCTATCTTTATTTGAAGAAATCATTTGAGTTTGTTTTTCCAATTCAATTAAAACCTTTTTTAAATTGTTTATTTCTTTTTGAGAATCTAATAATTCTTCATTTATTTCTTCTTGTGTTAAACCAATAATTTTACCTTGTGATATTGATTTAATAAATTGTTTTCTAGCAGTTTCTTTTTCTTTCAATATTTTTGATATTCTAATTGATTCATCTTTTTCGTATGAAGATTGTACATTATCTTCCGTTTCATTTCCGTCTGAATCTTTAAAATTGTTTAACCATTCTAATAAATCTTCTAATACTTCTTTATCAAGTTTAGAACATTTAATTTTATTACCACATCCTTTATTTTTTGCTCCAGCAGTATTTTTAATATCACTGTATAAAAAAATATATGTTCCCCAATTTTTTGTTCTTCTACCTACCATAGTATTTCTACATTCATTACATCTAACTAATCCGCTTAATAAATATTGATTTTTACTTGTTCCAGACCATCTTCTTCTTGATGTTTGTAATAATTTTTGTGCAAAATCAAATTGTGCTTGTTCTATAATAATTGGACAAGGTACAATTATCCATTCTTCTTCGGGTCTTTTACTAATTTTAATTTTATTATCTTTTTTAAATTTATTACCTAACATTCCTTCGGTATTCCATTTATTTTGAGTGAATTTCCCTGTATATGTTGAACTCATCAAAATTTGTCTAACAACTTGCCTATGCCAAGTATCCTTACCTTTTTTTGTTGGTATGCCACTTTGAGATAGATACAAAGCTATTCCATTAATACCTTTAAATTTCCCTGTTTTTGCTGTAAATGAATCAAAAATAAAACGTACTATTTTAGCTTCATTTTCATTAATAATTAATTGTCCATTTTCTTTATTATAATCATAACCATATATAAAATTGTTTTTTATCACCATTCCTTTTTTCGCTTTAGTTTTTCTTCCGTTTGACATACGTTCATTTATCTTAGCTTTTTCAAATTCGGCAACAGCCCCTCTTAATTGATAAAACAATTTACCTTCTGGGGTTTTCTCATATTCTCCATTAACAAATAATAATGTACAGTGTTTATTGAGTTCTTCATCTAACAATAATTGATGCATCAGTTTTCTTGAAAGTCTATCTGGGTCATAGCAATATATTTTATCTATAAAAGCACAACGAACGTCCTCCCTTAATTTTATTAAAGAAGGACGTTCTAAATATTCACCTGAATAACCATCATCTACATATTCATTAAAAATAAAATCTATATTTAAGTTATCTTTATTGGCTTGTTCTTTGCAGGACGTTATTTGATGTTCCAGACTGTATCCATGTTTTGCTTGTTCTTCCGTACTCACTCTCACATATATTGCTATGTTCATTCTGTTTTTCCCTCATAAGATATTTTTTTATGAGGAAATTATAACATAAAGCTCGTCCTTTGTCACTAAATTCTCCTTCAATAATTTCTCCATGCATTATGTACTCTGCCACTTAAAACATGGACAAATGTACTCATTTAATCCATATCAAGATTATTCCTTATTCATCGTGTCTGCTTTCGTATTGTTCCCAATACTACTCACATTTGATGTAACACTCCCAAGGCGTAAATTCCGAGCTGACCACCCGTACAAACAAATTATCATGCTATATCTTTGTAGCAGTTCCTCTCTTTCTTTTTTTTTATTTGATAATTTGTTTTTATGCTACTTTATAAATTTTTGCATTCGCTAAATTAATACTTGCATTCTTATCACGATCTAAAATAATTCCACATTCTTTACAAATATATGTTCTATCAGATAATTTTAATTCGTTGTTAATATTTCCACATTCAGAACACAATTTACTCGAAGGATAATATCTGTCAACAACCCTTAATTCAATATTATTCCATTTACATTTATAAGTTAATTGCCTTCTAAATTCATGAAAACATTGTTCCTGAATTGATTTTGATAAGTGTCTATTCTTCATCATACCCTTTACGTTTAAATCTTCAATAGCTATATACTCTGGTTTTGTTTTCACTAGAGTATTCGTAATATTATGAATATAATTTAAACGTATATTAGATAATTTGTGATGAATAGTTTTTATTTGAGATTCCAGTTTAATAATATTCTTTGTTTTAATAAACTTTTTACCATCTTTATTCATTTCATATTTTCGAGAAACTTGTCTTTGAAGTCTCTTTTGTTTCTTTTTTAATTTCCTAACTTCTTTAGTTTTATTAATATTCTTGAATGATTCTTCAATATTGCTTACGATAGCTAATTCTTTAATTCCTAGATCGATTCCTATTCCTTGATTTTTAGAAAATGAATAATCATTGTGATCAGCAATTTCACATAAAACCGAAACATAATATTTTCCTGCCTTCGTGGAAACCGTACCACTTACTACTTTTGCATTAGTAGGAATATAATTTTTTTCTTTTAATTCTACAAATCCTAAAGTTGGTATTTTAATTCTATGTCTTTCTACTGTCCAATCTGTCGCGTTGTTTTTAGGAAAATAAATTTTAACATCTTGATTTTTCTTTTTCTTAAATTTAGGGAATCTACTTTCACCTTTAAAAAATCTTTTATAAGCATTTTCAGCGTTACAAATTGATTTCTTTCTAGCTTTAGATCCACAATCATCAATCCATTTAAATTCATCTTGTATTTTAACTTCATTATTAATATATTTATCAAAATCATTAGCACTTATAAATGCTTGTTTCTTAGAGATTTTTCCTTCTTTATATAATTCGTATAACATTTGATTTTTAGCTAAATAAGAATTATAGAGGAAACGACAGATGCCGATAGATTGATGAATTTTGATAATATAATTTTTGTTTACTCTAAGTTCAGTTTTAAATCCTTTGAGCATACCTCCACGTCCTCTACTATTTTTTTCTTATATTTTCTTAATCCATAGATACGGCATGAAAAAACGTGGATTATTGAGATTAAATCTTGAATCATTTCTTCTTCTGGTGATAATGCTTCATTATTTACAACGATTAACTCAACACCATTAGATTTTAAAAATCTTTCAAACCACACATATCCAAAACGTATAAATCTATCTTTATGAGCAACTATAACCATTTTTATTAAACCAAGCATACAATCTTCAAGAAGTTTGTTCCATTTTTTACGATTATAATTTAATCCAGAACCAACATCTTCAAATATTTCATCTACAATCCATCCTTTAGCGTTAGCATATTGCTTAAGGAATTCTACTTGATTTTTTAAATCGTCTTTTTGATTATTACTTGAAACTCTTGAGTAAATGATAGTCTTCCTACTGTCTTTATCACAGACTGCTTTCCCAATATATTCAACATATTGTTGATGAGTATAATAACGCCTATTTGTCGGTGTTCTAAAAGCTTTTAGCTTACCGCTCTCATCCCATCTTTGTAGTGTTTTAACTGACATTCCAATCATTTCTGCAAATTCATTTGGTTTGTATGTATTCAACATATACACCTCCTTTTGTCTATACTATACCACAAGTGTATATGTTTGTCAATGTTTTAATTTACAGGTTCTTAGCCAGAAAGCCGCCAAGCTTTAGCTTGTGCGGATGAATGGCGTAATATTATAATATAAATACTTGCAATATTATCCATAATATGATATACTTAATGAGTGATATATAATATTGAATTTAATTAATAAGATAAAAAGAAATGAGGTGAATATTCATGACAAAAGATAATTCTAAATCATCTAAATCATCTAAATCGAATTATGTTCTAACTCTACCTCTAAATACAGAAATATATCAAGAAGATATTCTGGATAAACGTTTTAATATATGTAGACAAATATATAATGCTTGTTTAGGGGAAGTTCTAAAAAGATATAATCATATGCGAGAATCTAAAAAGTATCAAAAAATTAGTAAATTACCTAAAGGTAAAGAGAGAAATAAACAGTTTAATGATTTGAATAATTTTTATAAAATCAATGAATATTCACTTCATGAATTTGTGAAACCAATGTATAAACACTTTAAGGATAATATAGATAGTTTAACTTGTCAAAGATTAGCTTCCAGAGCATATTCAGCTTTTGAAAAATTAATGTTTCATACTGCTAAAAGAGTTAATTTTATTAAATATGATGAATTAAAAAGTATTGAAGGTAAATGGAATAAAAGTGGAATCAGATATGATATTAAATCTAATAAATTAATATGGAATGGATTGAAAATTCCTGTTGTAATAAAAGTTAATGATACTTATGCTCACATGGCAATTCAAGATAAAGTTAAGTATTGTAGAATCAAAAGAGAAATGATTAAAGGAAAATATCATTATTATATTCAGTTAATCATGGAAGGTGTTCCTCCTATAAAAATAACTAAACAAGGAGAAGTTAAAGGTAGTATAGGCGAAGGTAATGTTGGTATAGATATTGGAACTCAAACAATTGCTTATTGTAGTCAATTTGAAGTTAAATTGTTAGAATTTGCACCTAATATTAATAAAATAGACAGGCAAATTAAACTACTTCAAAGAAAAATGGATAGAAGTAAAAGAGCAACTAATCCTAATAAATTCAATGATAATGGAAGTATAAATACTAAAAACAAAGATAAATGGGTTTATAGCAATCATTATATAAAAATTAAGAATAAAAGAAAAGAATTATTCAGAAAACAATCTGAAATAAGAAAACAATCGCATAATATTCTAGCAAACGAAATATTGAATTTAGGTGATAGATTTTATGTAGAAACTATGAATTATTCTGGATTGCAAAAGAGAGCAAAGAAAACTACTAAGAATAAGAATGGTAAATTCAATAAGAAGAAACGGTTTGGTAAAAGTTTAGCTAATAAAGCTCCATCAATGTTTCTTACAATCTTGGATAATAAACTTAAATGGAATGGAACTCGGTTAAATAGGATAGATACTTATACTGTAAAGGCTAGTCAATATAATCATTTTAGTGGCGAATATGTTAAAAAAGACTTAGGGGAGAGATGGAATGATTTTAATGTAAATGATCAAAAATTTAGAATTCAGAGAGATTGTTACTCAGCGTTTCTTATTATGAATATCAATAAAAATCTTAATACTATCAATAGAGATTTATGTTTTAGTGAATTTGATAATTTTAAATTATTACATGATAGAGAAATTAATAGATTGTTAACAAGTGAAAATAAGAAAATTTCAAGTATGGGAATATAAATTTAAGTTAATCAAAATTTAAAAAACAAGTCGAGAATCGGGCTTGATACTAACGCTAATGGGTTCAACGGAATCTTTGTTAGTAAAATTCTTATCGGATTAAATTAGTTCATATATGTGTAAAATATAGATGAAATATTATGCCTATAGATGAGAGTATATGAGAAGTTTAAATAGATAGGAACCTGCCACGCTTTAGCGTGTGCAGAGGTTCAGTGTTCGTTACTCCTTCATTTAACATCCATTTGGACAACTATAATAAATATTCGATATTCTCTTATTACCCCACACTTCTTCATAATCTATGTATTCATCCAAAGGATTTCTACAAATTTCACATAAACAATTATTTGCACAGAATTTTTTATTTTCACTTTCAAGATAACTAATTAAAGTAATTTTGTCTATGATTTCGATAAGTGGTATTTGTCCATTAATAATTTTCAACCAAATAGGATCAGAAACGTCATATTCTAAAAAATTTTCAATATTATTATCCATATGTATTAATTCTCCTTATTTTTTATATTTTATTTATATCGCAAACATATTTGTCAATAATTCAATAACATCTTCAACTGTATCACAATATTCACTAATGCAACTATTAATGTGTGGACTCCAATGCTTACCTTGTGTGCCAAAAGCAATTACTGGTTTATTTAATTCTTTAAACCTAGTTAGTTCGTAAATAGTTCCTGGGGATTTATCTATATCATCTATACAAACTACACATATATCACATTTATTTATATAATAATTATTTTGGTCTACTATTAATTTTTCTGTATATGTATGATTTTTCTCTATCTCGAAATTCTTAGCAGGATTAAAAGTATTGGTATTATTATCACTCGCCCAATTATCTAATTTGTTTCTCCATTCAGTTGATTTATAGAAAATATTATTTGTATAATAATATGTTAATGCTCCACCTTCATATATGTACATTAAATTTTTCCTTCCAAATATTTTATAAATTTACTCACTTCTTGTTCTAATTCTTCTTTATTTTTTGTCTTTATATAATAATCAAACTCATAATTATCTAAAGCCGTTTCTGATATATGTAATTGTTGTTCTGGTGTGAGACTATTTTGATAATTTAATCTCTCTACTCGTAGTGATATATAATTAAATTTATTTTCATTCCACCTTTCGATCTCATTTTTGAATCTACAATCGGGAATTAATATGTAATCATAATCTTCTTCAAATATTATTGCAAAATCAATAACTCTATCTACCCAAAAATTATTATTTTTATTTCTTACTTTTTCAGTTCCGATTTTTTGTAATAAAGTACGTCCATGTTCATCCTTTTCTCCATCCCAACCAAAATATTTTTTACAATAAAATTTTAATAAATCAGCATAATTAATTATTAATACTCTTTTCCCTTTCTTCTGCAATTCTATCCTAAGTAACATTGCAGTCAAATCTTTTCCTGATTCTGCTTTGCCCGAAATTGGAATAATGGTTGCCGTTTTTAATCAACTCCTTTCAATATTTTAACAATATCATTCACAATATTATTAATACATTCTTCATTACTTAAAACTGATTCGTATTGAATATTATTATTTACCAATAATTGTTTAATCTGATTATCTTTGATTATTGCTTCTTCTACTGTTTTCTCTAATCTACCATTAGGATTGTATTGGTGACTTCTCTCTATAAAATAATTTACATTATTATAAGAATTAAAAGTTTCTAGGACTAATTTATCAAGAGTCTTAGGTATATGATTAGGTCTAAATATAATTGATAATAATAAGGGACTGTCTGTAACTATAACATCAACTTTATTGTTTACTCTTTCAATTCTTTGTAATTGATTACCAAAAACATATATCTGGTTTTTTAGTGATTCATTTTCTTCCCAGACCAGATCCTTGGCAAATTCTAAAGCTAATTCAGTTTCAACATTTAATTTCTTTAGTCTGGAAAATATGTCAGCAGAGAGGGTAGATTTTCCACCACCTGCACCAGCAAAAAAGTTTACTACTATTGTCAATTACTTACTCCCTTCAATGGTGATTAGTTCACTATAAGGTAATGTCTTAATAATTTTGCAAAATTCTATCCACTCGCTTAATTTATGATTTTTCCTTGCGAAATACATATTTCTTAATACCTGATAATTTAAAGTACAAGTTCTTAGATAATTAAAAGACATCGTTAAAAATTGAATTAATTCTCTCCAAACCTGTTTGGCAAATTCGTATTTCTTTTGAGCAAGTAAAGATTGATATTTTTTTATTAGTTTATTTATGTATGAAATTTGTGTATTTACAAAATCCCTATCCTGACAATCTTCAAAACTAAAATCATTTTCATTTAATAATCTTGAAGTTATTTTATGCATTGTACTTGTACTATTCTCAGTAGTACCCACCTGATAAGTTTCATATTCTTTCCACCAATATTCAGGAGCAGTAATATCCATAGATACAAAAATCTGTCTTAGAAATTTGGAGTGGTCAGTTCCAGCTTTAACTAATTTCAATGCTAAAGCTAAATCCTTTTCACCAATTATATTTTGATTATTACTAAAATAACTGTCGGATTTGTCCCAACTCTCCAGAGGATTTCTCATACCTCTTAATGCACCTTTAAAATTAAATACTTCTATTTCTTTAATTTTAATCAATTACATCATCCTTTTCATTAATTTCAATTATCCCTAAAGTATCAACAATAGTTTCGATCACTAAACCATCATTAAATTCAATCTTATAATACTGCTTTCCAGAACGATTTTGACTTCTGCTCACAACAATACAATTTTGATCAGTTTTATCTGGGTAAAGCCCACCTTTGTATATAACTTGCTGATGTAAACCAAATAAATATTCACCTTTAGTTGATTTGCTTGTTTCAGAATATTTATTTCTCTTTTTAGATTTAGATGTTTTGTTTAATAGGGATTTCTCTTTTGGCATATTCTTACCTTCTTTTATTCTTCTCATTAACTATATTATTATATCATGCTTATACAGCAAAGTCAATTTTAATATTGTACAAACCCAACTATTTCTTTATCTTCTAAATCATTTTCCATCCTTTTCAATTCCATTGTGACCTGCTCGACATTCTCATTAACGTCTAATTTACGGTATTTTTCAATGTCAATTACTTTATAATTTTTATCCAAAATATTTACTTCATTATCTTTTTGGTAATCTGAGTCGTTAGGAGTATAAACTACAACCACTTCATCTTCTTTGTTTAACAGTAAAACATTCATTCAATTTGCTCCTTTAATTTTATATTTTTATATTTTACTTTAAACCAGCAATTTTCAATAATTTAACCACAATTGGTCGTGATATTTCATGTCTGTGAGTAGGTACAGTGATTATAGATTTTATATTATCTTTTTTGTATGTAATATGATTCGATTTTTTATGTGAAAATTTCCATCCATTTTGAGTTATTAATCCAATGAATTCGTCTGGCGAATAACCAAGTCCTTTCATTTTATTTTTGATTCTTCCTTTCTTTAAATTTCTTGTAATTGTTTATATAACACAACACTATCGTATTGACATGATCTTACCATTTTATAACACCTTCTTTTTTATTTTTGAATCATTAGTCTAGTATCAATCTTTCAGGCAACGTCTAGTTTTCTTACGACATTCAATTTCCTGTTTTGTTTTACCAACAAGTTCAGTCATGGCTTGTGTTTCTAATTTGCAGACATAATCACCCATCATTTTATCTTTTATAAGATTTTCACAAGTTAAACATTCTTTTGTTTGGATAATCTTCATTTATGACCTCCTTTAATTTTAAATACATTGAAATCATTATATTATTTAGTTTATTAACTTATTCCATGTAGCAATAAACATCTTTGGTAAAATTCTATAGTCACTGAATCCATATAAACCACAAGAAAAGAAGTCGTGAGATTCCAAAATAAAGGTTCCTTTACTATAATTTACACCAACATCTAAAGTGTAACATGGATTAATACCTTTATATTCGTTTATCATTTCTTTAATTAATTTAACATCAGGAAACAAAGTAAAATCACCAGAATAATTTTGCAATCCAACCAATTTATCATTAAATACAAATGCTCTCCACTCTGATTCAATATCAACGACTTCTGATACTAACCATTCACCAATAGGATAACTATAATTTTCGGGGATAATATCACAAAATCCCTTAATTTTAGTGTTGTCTTTGACGAATATAGATTCATCTCCAGTATTAGTAACAATACTATTTGTTTTCACTATCTTGACCCATCTTTTGAGATATTCAGGTTTCATTAATTCTAAAGGAACATTTAATGGTTTAATCTTTTCAATACCACAATTATATTTTAATGCGTTTAATATAAATTCTACAGAACCTACAGGAATATTATCTTTATCAGTTTTGTAACAACCAAGATCATTAGTTAGTATGTAATGGTATATTTTCTCGTTTTGATACCAATTATTGTATTTGATAGCTTCAAGCAAGTGAAAAGAGAAATCATGAGTAACTTCTCCATTAATAGTTTGTATAATAAATGTTTTGATAAGGACAACCACCTTTCTAAGTTTTTGAAATTATCTTATATAATAATTAGCATAATACATTTCAGCTAACGCCTTTCTTGCTTCTTGCTCTGAAACGCTATATTCAAGTATAAATTCTTTAATAATATTATCACTAAAAGTAGGCATTAAATCTTGAATTATTTGTTGTTCTTTGTTCATATTAATCAATTTCTCCTATAAAGACATTTTGTATCATTTCCAATGTTATCTTTTAGATTTCCAAAAGCCGTTGGTATATAGCGTGTTTCGAATATACCATCAAGAAATCCGTCTAGTCCGTCCATTTCTACTTCTATTAATTTTCTCATTAATCCATCATCATAACTTTCAGATTGAAAATGAACATAAATATCTGATCCTCTTTGATTAACAGACACAACTTCTTCTACTTTAGAGAACACATCTATTATCATTTTTTCAGCTTTCTCAATAGAAATGAACGCTTGTTCGTATCCTTCTAATCCACCAAAATCAATTAGTCCTACATTACCACAATTAGTACAGCTCCAAGGTATAGTCCCTCCAAAACCCATAGCATAAGACATATAAGGTTGATTTCTATATTTCTCCATTAATGGTTTAGAAATATTTCCAAATTCATCAACTTTATCTCCCAATCCATTAGGGTAATAATTTCCATAAAATTGGGTTGCTCCTTTGTGACCACATTGGAGGCAATAAACATCATGATTAATTGTATAAAGTGGCGTATTTTTATTTTTCATTTAATTAACTCCTAATTCATCTCTGATAAATTTTATGTATTCTTCAATCTTACAAAGGTCACAAACATCAATTGGATTATACCAATCACATATTTTATCACAGTCTGGGTTATAAAATCCATCTCTTCCAGAACAATACCAATTACAAAATTGTGTTTTTAGGGTTAATAGTTTATCTTCCATGTTAATCAATTTCATTCACCTCAATTCCTAATCTTTTTTCTAACCAAGAGGCAATAAGAAATCTATGACAAAATTCACTACTCTTTTCCCAACAAAGTAATACAGCATCTTCACCTAATTCTTCATATACTTGTTGTGGATCAAGTTTACTTAAAACTTCTTTATAATATTTAACAGTATAATATATTTCATCTTTATCTTGTTTATATTTATTTAATAATTCCCAAGATGGTGCTAATTTTTTATATTTTCTACAATTTTGATACCACTTTGGTGTACTTAATGCAATTGAGACAGCATTTATTCCTTTGTATTTTGCAAAGTATGATGTTTGCATGGTGGTTACTCCTTATTAATTACTCTTTATTAATTTCTTTTTTCTTATTTTTATTACTACTAGGTTTTAAACTAATCATTGCAGGAATCAACATTGCCCATAAACAATCTGCGTTCTTTGTGTAATAAAGTCCTACAGATGTTGCTATAGCGGTTGCTGCCCATGTCATTCCATATGCTAAATATACCATTTATTTTATTACTCCTTTCCACATGCTTCGCAAGGATATACATAAACACCTTTATAAAGAATCAAATTGTTCTTCCTGCCATATAATTCATTTATCCAAACTTGACATTTTTCACAAGATTTAATAGACTCGCTCATTCCGAAACCTCTTTTCTAGTAATCCTTTGAAATTCCATTTTGATGCTAATATTTCTTATTCTTGTATGGGCAAAGTTGACATATTGTTCCATCTGAATAAGTATAAATACATGATGGACAAGTCATTTAAATTTCATCTCCTTAAATCCTTTAAAATGTTTATTTTATTGGTTTTATTTTATTTCAGGTATATATTTTTTTAATGTGTTTATAATATGAAATTGCTGTATTTTTAACATAGCTATACAATTTAATTCTTTGTGCCAATTTATTGAATTTAAACAATTAATTATTTTTTCTTTTAAATATTCATTATGTATTATAATTTTATACTCAGCAGAATAATTTTCATTATCTTTTAATATTTTCCCTGCTGAACCATCTCCCCAATAACACATTCTAATATCATAAATATTTGTTTCTTGGAATTTTTTACTATCCTGTCTAATAATACTAATATCTTTAAGTTTATTAATAGATCTTTTATTTAATTCATCTATAGGTCTTTTATAAATATTGAAACAACAATGCAACTTTATTCCTGAATAATTTTGCTTACCCAAATCTTCACTATGAATTAAATTAAATTCATATAAACTATTCTGATTCCATAATTGACTTATTGGTAAAATAAAACTAATATAATCTCCAATATCTATGCTTTTTTTATAGAATTTTTGAGCAAGATTCATATTTTTTCCATATGGTGGATTTCCGATTATGCATCTATTTTTTTTATATTCTAAATTCAAAGTTAAATAATCTTGTTTAATTATTTTATTGTTTTCTGGATCTATATCATAAGCTAATGTATCTGTCGGTAAATATTTTAAAAATATTCCATTCCCTGCACTTGGTTCTAAATATTCACTTATATTTTCTTTTCCTAAAAGTTTTTTTGTTTTATTAATTATATATTGTGCTAATTCTGGTGGAGTATAATATTTATCATTTATTATTTTTATATTATTGTCCTCCTTTTATTTATACGATGAAATGCAGTTTTCATTGGAACTGGATTTATGACACTATATGTAGTGTTTATTTTAAGTTTTACTACTACATATAGTGTCTATTTTTCTCTAATTCGTACCCGTTGAACCAAACCCATTACGATCTTCATTATCTAGAAAATCTACTTCTTTAAATTTAATAATTGGCATTTTCTTTTGAATTCTAAATTGACAAATACGATCATTAACTTTTATTTCTGTGTCTCTTAGTGCATATGCAGAAAATTTCCAAATATCATTATTTCCATGATATGATTCGTCAACCAATCCGAAATGATTAGTTTGAATAATTCCAAAGTTTTTGAATGTACTTGAACGTGGGATTATGTATGCTTCATATCCCTCTGGTAATTCCATTGATACACCCAAAGAAATCAGTTTATATTCTCCTGCTTTAAGTGAAACATTTTCTGCTGATCTTAAATCATACCAATCTGATTTATATTCAATATTTGTAATTTTATCAATCTCGTTTGAGTGATATTTAATTTTAATTTGCATATTGATAATCCTTCCATTTATTTAATTTATTATGTAATTTTATATGTTCGCTTCTTGTTAAAATCATAAGATTCTCTGGTCTATTATCTAATTTATCAAAATTTATATGATGAACATCATATATTGGATTAAGATACTTTTTACCATCTATTTCTATACTTTGTTCTTCAGTCATTAAATATTTTTCTGCAATTAATCTATGTTCTCTAATCCAAAAACTATCAATTGCAAGAGGATGTCCCTCTGCTAAAACTAATCTATAGCCGTGATTAGTAATTCTAGTGTTTTTTGTCATAGGATTATGAGTTCCTGTGTTTCCATAATTAGGGTTATTCTTACCTAAGTAAATAATTTTTCTTAATTCTCCCATACATTTAGTTGAACAACAATGAAGTTTATTTTTCTTTTGTTCTCTGGGTTTTTTATATGTAAGTTTTTCACAATTTTCACAAGGGATATAATTTGGATTATTTAATTTTTTAAATTCTGCTTCACATTTCTTATTACAAAAGAAATTTTTTCTATTATGGTATCTTGATGGGGTTACTTCTATTTCTTGAGCACATAAGCTACATTCAACTTTAAAAGACAATAATATTTATTCCTCCTATTAACTTATTTTTACTGCATATTGATTATCTGATGATAACCAAACACCTAATATATCATCAAATTTTTTATCACTATTTTCTTTATATCTACCAAATTTAATTATAATATTTTTATAAATACTTAATCTATCAATAATATAAAGTATTTCTTTAGGGTAATAACCCGTATAAATTACTATATCATCATCACATTTTAGTCTAAACTCTTTAATAAATTCTATTATTTCACTAAACTGTACCATTGGTTCTAAACCACCTATGACTACAGCTTGTGTGATTGGATTATCGAGATATCTATCTATAATGGATTGACTAGATACCTCAATATTTTTTTGGTTTACTAATTCAGAATTTTGACAAACAGAAATATCAAAATTTCCTTCTTTTGCACATTTCCAATCACATTTACAAGTTGCTAACATCATAGAAGGTTTTTTATAGTCTTGAAATACTTCATCTACGATGTTTTTTAGTCTAATAAAAACCACCTTCTTTTATCAAACTCTTGTTTACGTTCCTTACTATATGATTGAGTAGGAACTAAATACCCAACAATCCTACTGAATACATCTTGAACTGATTTCCCACATGTAGGACAAATTTGACCGAAAAATCCATGACCTTCATCACATACAGATATTTGTACATTATAAGCGAAATAAATAATACCCGACTTGGCAAGATGATTTAACATATTCCAAGATTGTTCTTCATTTGCAAATTTACCTTGTAGATTTACATGAAGGATTTGACCTCCTCCACATTCTTTATCAAGTACTGCACCTAATTTAATTTTTTCTTGAATTGTGCTATTTTCCATTAATGGTATCCATTGATTACTGTAGAGGAAATCTTTTTCTTGTTCTGAATAAAGTAAATTATCTTTTGTACATAGAATTGAATTTGCACGTTCAGCAGGTACAGCTTCAATATTAATACTATAATCAAAATTATAACTATCTTTGATTTCATTGATAACTTGTAAGATGCTTATTGCAAAATCTAACCCTTCCTGAGTATATGATTTAGTCCCAAAAGCATCTTCATTTATCAATCCCATATCTCTAACAGCTTCATACATTGCAGTAATTCCCAAAGTATTATATTGATTATCCATTTTGATTAATTCATATGTATAATTTGGAAGAAGTTCTTTTTCAATATTTCTTTTAATAATATTTCTAATTACATCTAATACTTTAATACTAAGATGAGTTCTCTTCGATAAAATCTTAATGAATTTATCTTTATTTTTATTCGATTCTAATGCTATTCTACGAAGATTTGTAGTATTAACTTGAACACTACCAATTGAAAGTGAAGTACCTCCAATACTATTGATAAAGCTATTTAACTTACTAGTGTTTGATAATAATCTACAACAATTTGAAAGCGTTGTAACATCATTTCCAACATAAAAATTACTATCAAACCATTTCATATTATGTCTATTACACCATCTAGCAAATTCTTCATCGACAAATTTACCATTTTGAAAAAGCAATGAATAAGTTAACACTGGGAATGTCATCATTAATTTTTCTCTAATTTTAGATATTACTTCCATAAATACTTTTTGATGTTTAATAATCTCATCAATATGATCAATAACAAATTCTCCATCAGGAAATTGTCTTGCTCCAAATAATTCTGATAAATAATTTTTATCCATAATTGAAATGTTTGTAAATGCACATTCTGTCACACGTAAATATGGTTGATTTAAGTCATAAATAAATTTTTGAAAACATTGTTCTCTATAATATTCAGGATCTTTTAAATAAAAATTATTTTTAACATCATTATTCCAATAGTAATATGAATATACTAAATAACTTGGCAATCCTACTGCCCCACTGGAGCGATTAGCAGTCCAACTAATAAACTCTAGTACATGATCATTAAATGTAGTTAAATGTTTTGCTGGAGTAGATTTGAATTTGTCAATAAAATATAATCCTTTTTCTACAATTTGATCTAAATCATATGCATAGCAATAAGGTAAATATGTACTTGTCGCGGCATTATGTAAGTAATAATCTCCATTCCACTCTGATTCTAACCATTCTTCAGCAACAAATAATCCATATTTTTTTGTAATTTCATAAAAGATTTTATTAAATGCTAACAATTTCATATGAGGTTTCATCATATCAGATTTTAAAGTATTAATATCTTTTGTACTGCTATTAGCATTTGCGTCAATACTAACATCTGAAACCTTTTTACTATCTATAAAATTATCAATAAAATCGGTAAAGTTTAAATTTTGCTGATGAAATCCGTTAATTCTTTCAAAGTTCTCCCCATATTTTTTCTTGAGTTTATTTATTGCTGCTACAAATTTATTATTTAAATTTAGTTTTATATCCAATTCCATTTCTCCTTTAATATAATTTTCTTTATATGACCATAAATATCCACCTGCTGTTTTTCTTTTACCATTACAACAATCTGATATATGACATGCACCAGTTTTATTCTTAGCTTCTTTAATACTAGAAAATTCATCAATATAATTTCCATTTAAATCTAATTGAACAACCCTTAATTTATTCTTTGAAAACCCATTTGAATTACCTATTTTTGCTTCGCTCATTTTTCTTCTAGATTCTTCTGGAATTGTTTTACCAAAAAGATAATGATTTTCACCTGAATTTTTCCCTATATGAGATTCACTCATTTTATTTTTTGAATCATTTGAATGTGTTTTTCCATACATAGGGTGTAATTCACCTTTATATAATCCTTTTCTAGCGATTTTCATCTTTAATTTAGTTTCCTCTGAATGTTTTACACCTTCATGTGCTTCACCACCTGTAGATAAATTATATCCATATTTATTGTTGTTTGAATCATATTGTTTTATAAGACATTTTTCTATTTCAATAGCTTCTTCCATTGAAAGATTTGTATGTATTATACAATGTTGAATATTACTCCATCCATATTTTTTAATGGCATGATATAAATATTTATTACCCCAATATCCTTGACCATTTCTCCATCTTTCTTCAGGATTCTTACTAGTAATGCCAATATAACGTTTTCCATTAGGGAATACATGTATATAAACATTATATTTAGTTTCTGTGTTCAAACTTTCCAATCCAATATTATTTCTCCTTTACCCAATTAATTGCATCTAAATAATTCATTGTTTTTCCATCTATTTCAAGAACAGGCATTGATTGAAATCCTTTAGAAATCATAATATCTATATCAGAACATAAATCATATTGTATGGTTTTATTATCAAGTTTAAATTTAAGTATTCTACATTTTGGACAATCATTACTGTAAAGTGTAATCATATTATTCCTCCTATAATATTATATCTTACCTATATGATTAATAATCCTCTTGTCTTTCTGCTTTTTCAATTTCTTTAATTCTTCTTAAGTCATATTGATAATCTGAAATATCCACACTAACATTATCAGTCAATACCCTAAGTTGTTCCCACTCTTCATCTAAAAGTCTAGGATATTTATTTACTAATACTTTTAGTTCTCTAATTTTATCAGGAAAATCCATATTATCATAATCCATTATGTATCACTACCTTTCTTTACCTTTTCTAATCTTTTTAAAATAAGTATCTGTCATGACCTGCGGAATCCCTTGCTCATCGATCATATCAAGATATTTTCCACAACTTGAAACACATTCATAATTTTTACCTAAAATAAATCCTTCAGATTCTAAAATGCACTTATATTCATTCTTTCTTTTCTTCATTATGCATAACATCTTCCTTTTTCTCTTCAATTAATTTTACTTTAATCATTTTGCTTCTATCCCCATAAAACCATTTCCAATCGTTCTTTTCAAAACACAAATTCTCAAAATGTAAAACATTATTATTTTTAGGTTCAATATATCTAGAACAAACAGTTTTTTGGATGCATTTTCCCCAATTACATTGTGAATAATTAACCATATCTTATATAAATCACCTCCTTAGTATTGTATGTGTATTGTAGCATAGGAAGGAATGTTTAGTCAATATTTTTATTTATTAATTATACAAGTAATTCTTTAAGATAAGTTTTTCTATTAAAATCTGCTTTCTTTTTGATAGCTCTGTTTACTGTTTCAATTTCACCAAAATGAAATACTTTTTGTTTTGCTCTTGTTAATGATACATACATCAGATTGCTATTGAGCATAAAGGTGTGTGCTTTAGGAGTAATCATAATAACTATTTTTGCCTGACCACCTTGAGAACGATGTATACTTATACTGTATGCTAATTTAACATTTAATAAATCGTTTTTAGTATAGATAACTAATTCATCAAACATTATTATTACTTTACCATATTCAATTTTAATTATTTTTCCAATTTCTCCATTAGCTACAAATGTTTTATCATCTTCATTAATCCAAGCATCTTTATATTTTATTGCTTTATAATTATTTACAGACTGAATTACTATATCATTTTCATAGAATTTTGTTTCCCCAATTTGTATGTTTATTTCTTTTGATATCACATTAGGATTTGCTATTGGTTGTAAATGTTTATTAATATTAACAGTTCCATAATCACCAATATTATAAGCTGATAAAATCATAATTTCTTCTCTTGAATAACCATTATCTAACATCTTTTTATATAATGCAATGACATTGTTAATAATCTTTTCTTGTGACATTGGTATAAACATATATCCTTTATCGTTTCCAAATATTTGTGGTTTTCGAAAATCTTCTAGAAACTTTTCACTATTCCTTGTTTTAGTTGCAACAGTTAAAATACCTCCTTCTCCATATCTAAATATTTGAGTAAGCGAAATTATAGGAATTATTTTTGAATTTATTAAATCATAAAATACATTTCCCGCACCAACAGAAGGTAATTGTGCACTATCACCAATCATTAATAACTTAGTTTTACTAAAATCTATTGCTTCTAATAAATGTTTCATTAAATTTACATCACACATACCAAATTCATCAATTATAACTATATTATAGGGTAATGGATATTTTTCATTATAACCCCATTCTGGGGGCATATATGCTAATCCTCTATGTATTGTAGACGCAGGTTCTTTTGTAAATTCAGATAAAATTTTTGCAGCTCTACCAGTTGGAGAAAATAAGATAAATGATTTTTTATTAGCTTTTAACATATCTATAATTGATTTAGTTGTAGCTGATTTTCCACTGCCCCCAAAACCATTTAATATAGAGATATTTGAATTACATACCATTGGTAAAACTTGATATTGTTGATCGGTGAGAACAATATCACCATTATCTCTATATTTTTCTGTTTCTATATCCCATTTATTTTTTACTTTTAAACCTTCTAATATCTTATTAGCAATATATAATTCTGTTTCATACGTTTCTTGTAAAGCAACTGTATTTGTTGTTTTATCAAAATGAATATCCTTATCATTTTTAATAATATCTACAAAGTGTTCGATACATTTTTTTGCTAAAGTTTCAGATTGTTTTCTTAAAGATTTAATATCAATTTTAGTATTACCTTCGTTTTGATTTTCTTCAAGTAAAAACATAATTGCAGATTTTTGTCTCTGACTTGAAGTTTGTAAATCAAATGTGAAATCAATAGGTGGTTTTTCTCCTTTTTGTTTCATTTCTATACATTCTTTATTAAATTCAAGGAGTATCTTATCTGCCGTTTTGAATGCGATACGTGACAGACCGCAAAGACATTTATATGGATCATCTTGAAGTTTTTCTTTAATTTTATCAATAGATCCGTATTTATCATAAAGAATTTTTAAGACTTTAAATTCAATGAATCCTTTAAACTCGGTAACAAGTTCTGCTAATGCAAAATTTTCTATGATTTTACGTTTAATAATATCAAAACGATATTGACCAATATTATATAGTTTCTTCAAATCAATATCTTCCAAACGATTGTTGATTACCCTGTCAATAATGTCTGGGTACTCGCGCATAATTTCATCAACATGACTATAACTATCCAAAATACTTTGTAAAAATAATCTTGTTGCTGATTCTGTTTTTGGTCTATCTCTTTTGATATTAATGAATTTATATTGAATACCACTTTTCCCATTTTGTTCTTCTGCTTTAATAGTAAATTCTACTCCATCTTCAAGATCAGGTAGATTACCCACCAAGCTCACATTTTGATATTTATTTGGTTTGATATTTGGGAACTTATCATAATCAACTTTAAGACCATATATTTTATAATCTTCGGTATTATAGGGGTTGGAAATTACTATTCCCTGAAATTCTACTATTATTTTATCTACCAATATTTCGCCTACTTTCTAAATTAATAAACATCATAATCAATTAAAATTTCTTCTAATTCATCTGATTTCATCCATTTGCCACCCATATTCTTAGTCTTAAATTGTGTTTTAAATTCATTAACTTTTAAAACATCATATATTTTGAATGGATTCTCAATAAAAATCTTACCATCTTTTATTTTTGTTTTCATTTCCTTGCCATTATTAATTTGCCTTATAGTTACGTATGGTTTTGATTTATCCTTATAGGTTTCAAATTTAATTACAATATAAAAACTATCCCCTGCCCCCGTATTAATATATTTAACATATTCTAAGTAATCCATTTCAAACTTTACTTGGTCTTTAATAGACATTGGTTTGTCTTCTATAGTTTGAATAACTTCTCGAATATATCCCTTCATATCTAATTCTTTATAAAGTGTTTCAGTTGTTTTATTACTATATTTCTTTAACATTTCTTCATTGATATTTAATTTCATAATGTCTTTAAAATTAATTTGTTTACGTAAAGCAAAGTTATCATATATTTCAATGATTTGTAATAGTTTTTTATTCTTACCAAACTTTTTGAAAAAATCTAATCCAGTTAATATTTTTAATTGTCGTGAATTAATTGAAGTAGTTTTAATATCCTCAAGTAAATCTATAAAGTTTGTATATTCTTTTTGTTGTGCTAATTCATATAATTCTCTTGCTACTTGTCCATTAAGAAATTTAATTGAAGTTAACGATTTATATATTGTGTTTGTTTTTTTGTTAAATGTATATGTATCAATAGAATTACCAAATTCAATATCTGATAATTTAATATTAAAATAAGGTAATTCATTAAGTATTTTACTGGTTTTCTCTGTATTTGAATCATACTCATTTAATATTACAGTATAATATTCTAATGGATAATTTGCCTTTAAATAACCACCATATAAACTATCCCATGCTACCGAAAGTGAATGAGATGCATTAAAAGAATATTTCGCTGCATCTTGGACTACTTGCCATACCTCTTCAAATTGTTCATCATTACCTACATTCTTTATAAACCCTGCAATCAATTCACTTTTAAGTTCTGCAATCTCTTCTTCTTTAAATTTTTTCTTTGCAATTTTTTTAATAATGTCGTAGGTATGATCTTCTTTGAGTCCACACCATACAAGAAATGCCATGATAGATTCTTGATAGAGCATAAAATGATATGATGGTTCAAGAATATCATCTATTTCTTTTACACCCGTAGAGTATTCTTTTCTTTCTAGAAAAGTATTAACTAAACTTGCAAATCCTGGTCTAATTGCAGCTACAAATCCACTAATTTCAGCTACATTAATAGGTGAATATCTCTTTACAAAAGTTGTGCTTAAATCTGTATCCACTTGATTTAACGTTGCTGTCAACCCATTTTTATATAAATCCCAAACTTTATTATTAAGAAGTTTTTTTAATTCACGAATATTTGGTATTGGTTTATCAAGCAATTTAAATGTATCTGATACAATCTTCCATACTTTTACTGTTAAAAAATCATTTTTAAGATATTTCCAAACATCAGATGTATATCCATCAATACATGCACAGATTTGATCTCCTACTCTAAGCAATCCTAATTCTTTAGATATTGGTTTATTTAACATAATAAAACTACATGGACTTGGAGATATACTATCTATTACACCTATAAATTTCTTTGATTCTTCTATTAAATCTTTCCATTGTGGATCTTTAGCATATTTTTCTACATCTTTACCAACTTCATTATATGTATCCATTGACATATCATATGCCCTACATAGATTTCTGAAAGCTGAAGATTCTTTCATTGTTCCTATGGCATACATATAGTAAACATTATCTTCACCTAAAATATCTTTAGATGCTTTAATTGGTGCATCGACATTTGCCCAATTAAAATCGATATCTGGTAGCGATTTAGATTCCATAATTCTTGAAACAGTCATAAATCTAGATGGATAAAGTGGAACTTCAGATTCAAATCTATCTATTTCTGTAAATCCTAAAAGTTTATTCACATAGAAAGATACTGCCGATCCTCTCCCTGTACGTGTAAGAATACCATTATATACATTTACAGCCCTATCAATAATTCTTTCATTTAATAGAAAATAGTCTGCCATATTTGTATTTTTAATTGTATTAAATTCAGAAGCAATTCCATTTTGATATTCTTTATGTCTTTTTGGATCAATATTTTTCTTTTCTTTATTCCATTTCTCTACGATGATTGATTTAAGTTTTTTATTTGAATCCTCATTAGGATAAATTGTTGGCATTTTTATTTCTTTTGTAAAAACTAAATCTTCACATTTATCAAAAATTAAGGTATTAATAACAGCTTCTTGAATTTGAGAATTAGTTAAAACATTTTGTTGTTTATATCTTTCAACAATCGTTTCATAATTAGGATAGTCTAAAATAAATCCGTCTTCATCTTCATATCTTAAACCTTTACCCCTTAGAAATAAATCTCTATCATATTTTTGTTCAGGATAAATATAATGAGAATCGTTAGCATGGATAATTTGCACTTTATATTCATTAGATAAATTTATAATATTTAAATTGTGTTCTACTTGAATTTTATGACTATGTGCTTGAGTTTCTAAATAAAAATTATTTCTAAAATGTTTTATTATTGGTTCTAAAAATATATTTTGAGTATCTTCATCTCTTAATATTCCTGCAACACAAGCAGAAGTAATAATAAAATTATTTGGATTTAATGAAAGTAATAAACTTAAATCAATACGTGGCTTATAATAAAATCCCGTTTTATTAGACTCAGACATTAATTCATTTAATTGATAAAACGCATCTTGATTTTTACCAATAATGATTATGTGATTATTTGAATTATCCTTTTCAAGTCTGTCTGCAACAATGTATAATTCTGCTCCAAATATCATTTTAAGATTATTCTTTTGGCACAAGTCATACATTTCTAAATAATTACCGCCCCATCCATGTTGAGTTGTAAATACAGTAGTATGATTTAATTCTTTTGCTCTGTCTATGTAATCTTGTGGTTTTACTATACAATCTAACGTCCTAATATTTGAATAATGACAATGTTTGTGGTAATTATTATATCTCATTTATACCTCCTAATCCAAAAGTCCTTCCATCCATGATAAATCATTTTCGTCTAATTTATTATTATTATCTTTATTTTTAAACATATCTAATTTATCCAAATACTCTTTATATGGTTTATGTATTTTTGCTGAATATCCATTTAAATTTGCTAAGAAATAACTATCTGTATCAGTAACTTCCTGCCACCATATTTTATTATTTAATGTATTTTTATATTCTACTTCTTTTGTTTTGATTTCGTTTACTGTCTTAATTATATCTTTTATTAATTCTTGAATAGATTCATTGTTTAAAGGCACTTCAACATAACAATCTTTAATCGTAAATTTTTCTTTGATATCTTCTGGTAAACAATCTATCGAGTTATGTATAGACATTTTATCAAGATAGTCATCAATTTCATCTTCACTAAATTTATTATCTGATTTTTTTAACCACATTTTAGCATTTGAAGATAAACTATTTCCTATATTATTTCTTTCGATAATACGATTTTTTATTTTCCCATTTGCTTGCATACATTCTACTTCAACATATTTAAGAAACGCCCACCTAGCTACAATTTGTTCCATTGGTATGTTTAATTTTTTATGTACACCATATGAATAAAGGATGAGTTGTCCTTTCTCCTTTTCTATTTTTTTTCCTTTATATATACTTGACGTTTTAAAGTCCGTTACAACTATTATATCTTTATTATCTCTACTTTCCTTATGAATAGCATCTACATATGCTTGAATAAGGATATTATTTATTTTTATCGGAACAAATACTTCGCATTTTAATTTATAAGGTATTGTTTGGTGATTTTTGAAGAAATGTCGCATACATGCTTCATATTTATTTCCAATTTTTTTATTTTTATCATCATCACTTCTATCATATTTTAAATTTCCAATCGTAAATTCGAATAATTTTTCTTCAAAAATTTCTAACATATCCGAATATGATATTTCATTTTTATAATATCTTTCTAATATATCGTGTGATGCATTTCCAAATACCCCATAAATAGAGTCGTGTCTATCTTCTGGTATTTTTAGTATATATTTTAAGAAATAAGTATAAGTGTCGCTTTTATATTGATTATATTTTGACCATGAATAAATTTCATTACAGTCTAATTTATTGGCTATTGCTTTAATTTCTTTGAATTCTTTTCTCAAATTGTTTATCCCTTTCCTTGATATATTTTTTATGTTCACTTTCATCATATGCGGTTTTATATTTTAGCATATATTTGTATAATTTGTCTGGTAAATCCATTGGAGCCTGTTTATCTTTTAATAAGTCATATTTATTATGGATATATGAAATATTCCTTATACCATAGAAATTCTCACAAGTATGTCTAATGTGTTGTAAAGATACTCCTTGATCAAAAGCAATTATAATATCGACATTGATTCCTATTAATATCTTTACTTGTTCTGGGGATATATCGTGACTTTCAATTGCTACCACAGTTCCATCTTTTCTACTGTGTCTTTTAAGAACTGATTTTTGCGATTCCGCGACACAACAAAAACCTGCTTCTTGTATAGTTTTATAATTTTCTTGTAATCCATAAATATTAAGTGATTTAAAATATTTCTTAAGTGGAAAATATTTTGGGATATCCAACATCTCCCACTCTAGAATCGTTGTTCGACCCATAATTCCTATGAAGTCATTTTCTTCTCCGCACCAATATCTAGTTGGTATAACTATTCTCTTCTTTTCTGCACTATAACCAATCTTAAATACATCGCACGTAAATGGAAGAATTCCTTCGTTTATCCAAGTGATATGGGGCAAGGGAATATACTCTTTAATAATTTCTTCATCATACATTTCAATATTGTCTATATTAGTAATACATTTTTTTCTTTTAACCTTTTTAAATATATTCAATGGATCTTTTTTTTCGGGTTTATTTTCTTTAGTTTTGAATTTATATTCTAATCCCAATAATTTATGTAGATATTTATTTGCTTGTGGAAAAGATATATTTTTTATAGTTTGACAGAGTGTAAAGATATCTCCCCTAATTATTTCACTATCAGATTGAAATATTTTTGTCGATAGCGTTTCTTTGTTTATGGCGATATTATCAGTAGATGTATGATCTGGAAGACCCGATCTATATTCCTTTGTGTATTCTTTAAATCCGTGACAGTTTAAAGATTTTATTATTTCTTCTATCTTATTATTTTCTAATATGTATTGTTTTAATGAAATTGCGTCCATTCAAATATGTTCACCTACTTATATCAGAAATCAACTGGTACGGAAGTAATCCCAATTTCTTTTAATGTGTTTTGAGATAAATTATGTTCAATAACAATTTGAAATATATTGGCAGAACCTTCTCTATTTTTAACTATAAATATTAATTGATAATTTTTATCTTTACTTAGTGTGACCGGGATTTTCGTTTTTCCATTTTTACCTTCTAACCTATATACTTTTAATTCATTTTTTCCTCCTGGATATTCATCTTCAAATAAATTCCTAATCATAAGACAAGTAGAAACTGGGTCAATAATATTTTTAGCCAATCCAACATTATCTTGAGAGTAGTATCTTTGCCTTGCTGTTTTACCTTTTTCTAATTGAAAAGTTGCGGTTAAATGTAAATTTTTCACATCTGGCTTTACAATATCGTATAAATTAACCATACTTTGCATCATACTAAGCCAAGCATTATCTTGTATATTTCCTGCATCATTTTTGAATGTGTCGATCATGAAATGATTAACATTTAAAGCAGAGAATTTTTTCATAATCTTTATTGCGTTTGAAGATGACCATCTTTTAAAGGGTATAATAGTAATTAATTTCGCATCTTTTTGTTGTTTTAACCAATTAGCACTTTTGTATAATATTTCTTTTACTTCTTCTGAATATTTACCATCTCTAACAATATATTTTTGTAATTCATGTTTAAAGATATTATTGGCAATATATACGATCATTTCGCGTTGCCACTTCTTTAAACCATCTTCATTTAACATAATCACTATTTTTTCATTAGTATCTATAATACTTTGAAGAATTGCATTTCTAGCAAAAGTAGTTTTTCCTACATTTGATAATCCCCCTATTAAAGTGATATTCCCACACAACATACCTCCTGTTTCCTTAGTTAACATTGGTAAGTTGTGATAAGGCAATCCTACTGCTAAACCTTCGTTTAATTCTTCAATTAAGTTATCAATATCATCTGCTATATTATAACTTGTAACATCACCTTCAGCATTAATAAATATATGATTAAGGTATGTTTCGTAATAAGCATATATCTCATCTAAGTTCATATCTGCGAATTTACTAAGTTGATCATATACAGGAAATTTTGCTTTTAATAATCCTAGCACAGCATTCCATTTATGTAACTCGTCTACATAGCCATTAATATTTTCTTCTTTTACATATTCTTTAGCCTTTTCAATGGTATCGTATCTCCCATATTCATCAAATTTAGCCTTTAATTTATCATGTTTTTCTAAATATAATCCAACGGTTATTTCATCTAAAGATTGTTTCTTTTCCTTAATTATAATATCATGTGCAATTTGCCAAAATACTCGCCATTCATTATTTGAGAAATCTTGTAATGTTAAATTATCATAAGAATACATTAATTCTGGATTCTTAAAAAATATTGATACGGCGTTTGCTTCTGTAGCTAATTTAAATTCTTTTACTTTTTTTACTGCATCAATAAGTAAATGTTCGTAAGCTGTTGGTTCTTTTTTAATATTAGTTTTTGTCTTTGTTTTTGTAGCAACAGCCATTTACCATAATTCCTCCAATTTCTTATTCACTTTTTTTATTTCTTTAGGTTTATAATTAGCTCTTTCATGTACTTGATTTTCTAATTCTATATTTATCGTTTTTTCTTCTGCTTTTTTAGAATTTTTTAATCTAATTACTATATTATTTATTTCTTTATCAATAATTATCATTGCGTAGTTAAATTTATGATTTTCATCTGCGAAAGCAGTCTTATTTTTTTCAAATGCTTGTAGAATCGCTTGTCTACAAAATTTAAAGGTAATTAAAATTGTTTTATAGTCATACTTTGCATTTACTTGTTGTTTATTATTTCCTAAAAATTGTCCTTTTGTTAATCCTTGGAGACGTAGTACCATGTATTTAGGAAGTTTAATTGTTTTATCATAACCCATTATCTTCTCACGAACATATTCATACAGTTCCACCCACTCTGGATCTTGTGCCATTGTAAAATCACCAACCTTTATGTTGATAATAAGGGTTATTATTTAAACAACCCTTATTATATCAGTATATTTTTATTTAAGCATAGTAGCAAATTCTAAAACTTCTTTTAGTTTCTCAATATCATTATTGAT